TCGCCAAAATATAATTCAGCCGCGCGGGAAATTGAGTGTTTAGCCATGAGATAACATCCTTAGTAATGAGTACAAAGAAACTAATAATATCTGGCTTGTTATTATTAGCATTAACAAATAAAATATAGCTTATTTTAAATAATAATCAAATAAAAAAGGGGCGGTAATTCGCCCCTTAATTATATCACACAATGTTACTCACTTAGAGTAAGTATATCTCAAGCGCCACTCGACCCAAATATTCCACGCCAGTCAGTCGCACCGAAGCTATAGCGTTCACGGGCTTTATACCGATAATTACCAGTATTAAAATCCTGTTCAGCTTTAGTCTGTACACCAACACGTTGGAACATTTTAAGGCCATCGTTAATATCTGTTTTAATAAACCAAGCATCTGGGTCAGTCAAACGGGTAATAATTACCGGCTCACGACCAAAGATACCTTTCTTATTAACAGCATTAACGTCATTGTCTGGAGTTCCAGGACGCAAGTTGCTATCCAACAAACGGCAAGTAACAAACTCCAGTTCAGGCGGAATGACTACATCAACGGCTTTCATAGCAATAGGAATGCCACGGTCGTCAACAGTCTTGCGGATCATAATCAGCATATCTTCCAAAGCCGCTTCAGAAATATCAGCAGGAGTTGAGAGAATGTTCGACGCAGTACCGCCACCGGCTAATGGGTGTGTAGATGCTAACAAAGCAACACCGTCACCATAGGTCGCACTAAAGCCATTGTTCAATACAGCCGCGCCTTTAATTTCTTTGGTGTGCTGCATCGATCTGGCCAAAGCTTTTGTATATTTAGCGCCGGCTTTCATATACAAGTTATCTTCGACCATTTCCTCAGTAATGTTAAATGCCAAGGCTACGGTTTCATGATTATAGCGGGAAGTCCAAGCCTCTCCACCTTCATCATAAGACACGCTTGCGCCCTCAGCTTTAACGACAGCTTCACCAAGACCATAAACCAATTGGTCTTCTTCGAACGCCTTATCTGAGTTTTCGATCATAAAGAGTTTCTTATACTCTTCCGGGTATTGGCTATATTCCATACCCCAAACAGTATTAAGGCCTTGTTGCAATAATTTTGCAAAATTCGCTCTATTCATAGCCATAATTAAATACCTCCAACGCCTGAAACAACGCCCTTCATGACGTGTTCATTAAACAGCACTTCTACGACTGCATAAGCACCGGATTCGTTAGATGGCTTATTAGCCAAGCGAAGAATGCGAAAACTTTTGCCGGTAGTTCCAAGTCCAGCAGAAACATCCAAATTAACTTTAGACACGCCTGTTTTAGTATCACCAGCAACATACTCAATGTCTGCGCCTTGGTGAATGTCGGCTACAGTTGCGCCAGTTGCATCGGTTTGGATTTCAAAAATAATTTTCGGGTCATCATACACAACAGCTTTAATGTTTGTGCAGGATGCGGTTCCCGGCCAATAAGGTGAGAAATGATGTGATCCAGCAGAATCGTCATATTCACAACCCCAAAAAACGCCAACGTTATCAACGTTGCCAGCTTCCGCGAGTTCGATACTACCACCTGCCACGCCTTCCACGACATCGCCTCTGAAAATAGCAGTCGTGTAAGTTGGATCAATCCAATATTCGTTTGATTGAATTTCGCCCCCGGTCATGTGACGGGAAGGGCGCAATCCAAACGGCTTGTTTGAATTTGCCATGTTAAATCCTCTTGTCTCTCGACAATAGTAAAGTTAAATTAATTAATCATCGTCAATAGTGATCGCGCCTCTCTTTCTTACGAAAGATTGATTATTAAATTCTGGTCGTGATAAACCAGAATCTCTCTCATGAACGCGATATAAATCATTTTTAACAGCATCCATCTGTAATTGAGTAGCGCTTTTAACAGCTTGTGATTGTCTATCGAATAACGCTTTAGGGATTTCCATCAATATGGACCCATGAATACCGACAACTTGGTCGCCTTCAAAATCCATTCTCAGTATCCTTTGCGCTTTTGGAATAGTATCAATCATTCTAGGCTTCCAGCCTCTATTCATTTTTTTAAATACATTAGAACGGTCAACCTCGCCTCTTACTGTAGACCTGACCCAACGTTGCACAAATCCAGGTCTTGCCGGAATATTAGTCGTGTCTAAAAGATAGTCACTATAATATGCTTCTGGATATTCTTCGTGAATATCATCGGCCTCTCTTGATTCATGCTCTCTTGACTGTCTTTCCAACAGTTCAGCTTTTGCCGCTCTTTGTTCTTTTGTATATGACATAATATTAACCTTTGTTTTTTAACCATAGTTTTCGAGCTGACGGGTCATTTGGATTAAGTCCAAATCCTACCATCATCTTTCGATCTTCGGCAGTAAACCCTTTTTCATTCCCTACTGTTTGCCCTCGATCTGGAGCGCCTACAGCAGGAGGCAGCACTTTCTTTAATCTCTTGTCAAGCTCTTGATAAGTTTCTAACTCCTCTTCGTCATAGCCTTCTTGTAACAGTTGACTATAAACCTGATTCGCCTTAGCAAGTCTTGATTGTTGAGCTTGGTCAAAAACCCATTTGTTTCTATTTTGCCATTCTGCAAAGGCTTCATTAACAGGCTGTTGCTGCTCTTGCCTTTGTTGCATTTCCTGATAATTATTATCAGTAGTTTGTTTGGTGTCAGTAGAAGGTTTGCTTTTTAGCTGAATTTTAATATCCATTAATTCATCATCAATGGTATTAACAGCGTCATAATCACCAATTTCCATAGCGTCCTTACGACGATTCATCAAATCCTTTTGCTTATCTTGTAAGCCAGTGAATTGAGAATCTTCCGCTTGGGATTTCTGGTGTTTTTTGATCTCTTCAAGCTCTTGTTTTAAAGCATTAAGCTGTTCATCACGTTTCTTAATTTCCTGTTGGTTTTGCCAATGGATTTTATTGATACGTTTTTGAACACGCTTACTATAGGCTTCCTTGTCTTCCTGTTCCGATTTATTAACCTCTTCTTGAGATTCGGATTGATCTTCTATAACACTACTTTCATCAATATCGCTATCATCGATAACGGTATCGAAGTCTTGGTCTTCACTCATAATTAATTTTCCTTCACCGGGAAAAACGATGCTCCCGCATGGTTACAGTAGTTAAACTACAGATTAAACAAAATCAAATACACTAATGTCATTAATCAATGATAAAACATCATCATCGTTTATAACTTTTAGTTTGCAATAATCATTGCCATCTTTTAATAAAACATTCTTGCCGCCATAACTATTATATAAAATAATATCCCCAGGCTTGCACCAAGGTTTCGGCTCTCTTTCATCGATTGGTATTCCACCTTGAAACTTAGGATGTTTATACGCATCCTCACCAATCGCTAAAACCTTTCCAACATCAACAAAATATTCGGCTGTCTTTTTGCTTTCCTCAACAAGTATAATTCCACCTGTTGTTTCATCTTGTATTTTTACTGGAGCAACCAATATCCGCCAGCCTGACGGGATTGGTAGTTTACTAGGATCAATATTGTCGGATTCAAATATCATATTTTATACTTAATAATTATGTTATCAATATATTAGCTAATAATTATTTATTGTCAATTAATTCTCTAATCAAATTATCGATTATACTAATAGATTCTTTATATCCTCTTATTATACCAGTTTTATGGCGATAATCTTCTAATGATGAAACGCTATTATCAGATAACGCCATTGATATTCTATTAGATTTCTCTAGCAATCTTTTCTTTATTTCAGCAATAATAGGGTCATCGATTATCATTATTGCAAAGTCTCATTTTGTGGCGTTTCAATCCCGGCATTAACCCCTTGTACCGGCGATTTTGGATTAGCAGGAAAGCCAGGGCTTGTGTTTTGCGGGATATTAGGTATTGGAGCAATAGCAGCTTGTGGTGCAGTAACGATAGGCGGACCGTTGTAATCTTTACCACCTGATGATCTAAATAGTTCATCAGCTAATGGACCAATATCAGGATTTTGAACAAGCAAATTAGCTGATTGCATTGCTGAAAACATGGCTCTTAGTAGCGATTCGGCTTTGTCAGCATCGATCTTTTCTTTTTCTGCATTAAGCTTTGCCAATTCTGCTTCTCTGATTTGTATATCCAGCATGGCCGCTTTTTGCTGCATCTGCTGAGTTTCTTCATCAGCCGCTAATAGCTCATCAACATTAGTAATCCTGATAGCTTCCATCATGGATTTAATAGCGGCTTTTAAATCAATCTGGCCCGGATACTTTTCAGCCATGTCCAATACAGCTTGTGATTGAACAATACGCTGAGAATTGGAAATGATGTTAGGATCGGATACCGGAATAACGTCAACTCTTTCGTCGAAATCCGAAGCCATAATCAGCTTATCGCCAGCGCCCGTTATATAAGGGTATCCATCATCAGGAAGATATTGAGAATTTAACTCGGCAACAATTCTAAATTCATCCCTGTGTGCTTTATGAATACGGCGCAATATGTCGGCAAAGCTTTTGCCGCCTTGTTCAATCAGCGCAAGCGTAGTCCCTACAGGAGCATTCGGATTGGCATCACCAGACATCAAATCATTAGTCCCAACAATCCTTTGGCTACGTTCGTCAAGATAGCCAAGCAATTGGAACATTACGCCTGAAGGTTCTTTATACGGAATTGGGAAGAATGCGTTTTTAAGCTCTTCAGGACTTGAATCAATCTCGCGCCATTCGCCGGGAGCTAACGGTTCATCCCCGCCTTTAATACGCGCATAGCTTGACCGATAGCCGCCTTGTAAATTATCGAATGCTGCTGAATCTAATAAGGCTCTCAGTGATCCGGTCGAACTTTTAGCAAGGCCACCGATTAAATGGAGTAACCCTAAACCATAAAATCCTAATCCTGGTTTAAACCGATAATGACTGACGTTAATACGTTTGCGCTGCATTCCATCGGTAGGTCTCCAGTTTCTCTGTATTCGTAAAACCTTTTGTTCATCCCGATCAACAAAAACGATATAAGGTAGTGCATACTCAAAATCAGGCTCTAGTTCTAAATCGACATACATTTCCAGAATAGTATGTCTGTTATCATCCTGACTAACGCGCTCTTTTCCTTCTATATCGTCTATTTCAGATTTAACAACAGGATATTCGGCTTGTTCATTGGTAGGTTCGGAAATAGGGATATTGGCATAATACCCTTGAACAATTAGCTTTTTAACAACATTATGTGATTGCCTGTATCGATGAGTATATCTAGGAGCTGTTTCTAAATCGGTAGCAGAAAACGGAGCGATAAAATCGGATGGCTCGATAAACCTTGAGCAAATCTTTTGGTATGTTGGATCATAATACGCTTTTTTAAAACATGACCCAGAAATCGGGAGGCGAAATAACATCATGTCTTCTTCGTCAAATCCGCCCGGCATATCTTCCGTGTATTGGTAATTAAGATAATCCTCAACACGTTTAGCCTGCTGCATTTTATCCGGTGTCTTTTCACCCAGTACAATGGCTTTAACCGGGCCTTCTGGTGGCCATATCTCACCCAATACACGCGAATGGAACTGTACAACGGAATCAATCAGTAATGGGTGTGTAACTGTTGACGCGCCTTTGAATAGCGGTGTCTCGCCAGTCTTATCACTTAACCCTAATAATCGCAGTCCTTTGACTTCTCTATCTTGCCATTCCTTTCGGGAATCTTCATCCCATCGAACCCAGTCAATAACATCCTGAGCTAATCGTTTGACCTTTTGATCGTCGATTATTCCTACAAGATTGTCATAATGGCCGGAAGAAACATCGGTATTATTATCGCCAATATACTCATTATATAACTGTAATTCTTCAGGCGTTAATATCTGCTCAATAGGTATATCGTCTTGATTAGCAGATTCAACAGCCTGTAATATGACATCTATATTCAATTCATCGTCGTTCATATAATCATCTTTTATATTATTAACCATAATAACTAAACGTATTATCTTCTAAATCTTCAATTTGTTCGTCAGATAATTTAATACTATTTTCGTTATTATAGTCTATATCGTCAGGATGTTTTACCCATAGCCCATTTCTTAAATATAGTAATGCCTGAGTAATAGTATCAGTATAGTCAGAACATGGCGGAGCGCCGGATGGGAATTTAGATACCATATCGATAAAATCAAATGCCCAATCTTTATTTGGAATAAATACCTGTCCTGACCTTAGCATTTCTTGAACAGCATAAGCGCGGCTTATCTTATCTCTGTCGGGCTGATAGGTACGAACCATAATGCGTTGACCATTAACACGGACATTTCGAAGGTCTTGAATTAAAGATTGTCCGCTTGCCTTCTTCTCTATCAAGTGGCAGTCAATATCATCATTCTTAGATATATCAATCGCCTTTTGTCTTAATGTTGGATAATCAACACGACCGGCCCATCTTCCCAACAACATAATATTATGTCGATTTTCCATTTCATCCCAGAATATACCCCATCGAGTACAGGCTGAGAATGATGTGTCTTTATAATCTTGAGTGCTGTATGCCGTATCCCATGAAGGGAATATATGCTCGCATAATGGTAGCTTCTTATCATCCGGCCATATTCGCCACCAATGTGACTTGAGTATATTGCCGCCTTCAGTTGTCGGTTTTTGCTGGTATAGCGCAGACCAGTCACGCTCACCAATAGTACGCTTTATCTGCTCAAGCGATTTAATAGGATAATAATCCGGCCATAGTGCCTCGCCTTTATCATTGATAGCAGGTAGGTCTACAACGTCCCATTTCTCATGCGCGTGTTCTGACAATAACCATCCAGATAAATCATCCTCGTGCCAGCGTGTTTGAATAACGATGACAGCACCATTCGGCATTAATCGGGTATAAGCTGTTGACGTGTACCAGTCACGCACCTTACGCCGGATAGTTTCCGAGTCAGCTTCTTCACGGTTTTTGATCGGGTCATCGATAATAAGAACGTTAGCGCCGCGTCCAGTGATTGACGATCCAACACCGACAGCAAAGTAGGTGCCGCGTTGTAAGGTAGAAAAGCGTTTTGATGACTGAGAATCAGGCGATAATCGACACTCAGGAAATAGAGTTTGATGAATAATATCTTGTAACTGATTACGTACTTTGCGCCCAAAATCTTCAGCTAGTTCTTGCGAATAAGTAGCGGTTATAATGTATTTATCAGGATTGCGGCCTAGATACCAAGCCGGGAAGAACTCACTTGATAACTGACTATTATGAGTTGGAGTTAAATTTTTACCAACTAAATATAATCCATCATTACTATCAACTTGAATACAGTGTCCATATTCTGGATATTTGCTAATAACTACAGACTTAATTGAAACCTTACGTTGACAAATTAATCTTGTAATTTTCTTTCTTGGTATTTTTGTTGGTATGTCTATAGTCGGCTGAAACCCTATAACATAAACAACTTTTTTACCTTGAATACCAGAACTAGATAATGTTGGCTCAACCTCTGTTACATAGGGTCTCATTCCAAGCTCGGAAACTAACCTATAAACATCATCTGCTAATTTTTTATCCGATGTTGTAAATCTAACTCTTGATTTATTATCTACATGTCCATCGGTATCTATCAATCCGGCTAATAACTCTAACCTTTGATTAATGGATGATTTAAAATATTCTTCTGGAATATGTTTATTATTTAATACATTAATAAGTCTTAAGTGTTTACCAAAATCACTTAGTACGTTTGGCTTATCACCTGCAAAATACGTTGTTAATACCCCTGTTTGTTTATGAGTACAAACAGTACTAACTTTATAACCGTCATTAATAATCCCATCAATAACATGATAATCATTTTTATCATGAGTTATACAAGACTTTGATGATGAACCATCGCCAAGCCACGCACCTAATGAGTAAGGCTTCATTATTAAATCAATATTCGGAAAATTTAATGCCGATATGTTTGGTACTTGAATTACATATCTTCCGCCACGCTTACCAATATTTCCATCGATAAGTTTTAAATTTAATAACTTTTTTGTTTCTAATGTTTCAACCTTATGTTTCGATCTATTAAAAACAGTCCATTCATGATTAGGATGGACTTTTATAATATCTCCATTTGTTAGCTCTACATCTATTGATGCAATATCTTTTTTAGATATGGAAGTCACTTTTATTGGATTGCCATCAGGACTAAATACATAATCACCGACAACTAAGTCTCCATGTGTTTTCCAGCCATTAATAGTTAGTATCGGGATAGAGTCTGCGACAAGCTTCCCATGGCGAGGGGGAACGAATATCATTAGTCGCTTAATCTCTCCGCGTTCAACAGCTTCAAGCTTTTGTGCGATAACCTTGTGATGCCATGCCGGATTGTAGCCTTCCCATTGTGAGACAGCATAAGCCAAAAGGCTATGCCTCGCGAATATTAATGGGTTGAGCTGTTCTTCGGATTGATGATCTTCTCTTTCGGAGTCTGACATTCTAAGTACATCTCAGCCATTTTCCGGGCTTGTGCTTCTGATAGTTGCGGGATTGAATGTTCGATATTAGCGTTAATAATCTTGGGTACAATACACTTAAGCAATCCCAAAAAAGCGACTGGGTTTTCTTGTGACTGTTGCACAAGATAATCAACTCCACCAGAATTTTCAAAAGCCTCAAAAATCATATCCTTGATTTCTCTTTTAATTTTAGGTGATGTACCTTTTTCTCTTCCGCCTAGCTTTTCATGACCCTTAATGAACTGGCCTTTTTCGTCTCTCATGGTATAACTTCATTACTTATATACTTCAAACGTCATTATATATTCATCGGCATCTAATGATGATTCATCATCGCCCGGCAAACCCGCTAAATAGGTAAACTCTGCAAAAGCATCGTCAAAATTATCCGCTTGCAGTATAATCCTACAATCAGTAGGACTTTCTATCGGTCTTAGTATATATCTGATATTCATTATCTAATCCCATTCATTTCCAAATACTTACTTACTTTCTGCGCTATGGTCATAAACCGGCTTTGATCGTTATGACCTGCCTTCCACGCTCTTTCAATATCTCTAGCAGTATATTTTTTTCCGCGTGTTCCGTCATACGATAACCATCGCCCCTTATTATCTCGCCGTTGTTGTTTCCAATGATTCATAATCAAAACGCCGGTTCAATGGTGTTATTGTCAGTAGACTCTGGAGCAGGATCAGACACAGGCGGGTTAGCGCATTCATTATCATACTGCATATTCAAACCTGCTAAATTAGCCGCATTAATCGAGTATTGGTCAAGCTTATCTTTAAATGTCGATAACTTTTCACCTAATCTAATACTGTTGTACATATTCCTTGCAGAATCCGCCTGTTTGCCGGTCTTATCCTTAATCGATATTAAAAGCTCAGAACAGTCTGCGTTAACCATTACCGGCATAATTAACAATAAAATAGATAATAGTTTAATATTCATTTTTTAACCTCTTCAAATAATCGATTAAATTCTTTCTTATCCCTGACATATAAAGTATTATTTTTATTATAGATAACGCAAGTTTTTGGCTTGTCTATATAGCTTACTAATATAGCATTATCTGTAATAACTTCAACATTGATACCTGTTTGCGTCTCTATCCATTTCTTACTCATAAAAAAAGCCCAGAATTAATCTGGGCGAGTAGGGGGTAAAGCACGAGGATAAATTAATCAAATAGATATTTAGCACTATTAATCAAATTCGCAAGCTGGCTAATATCAGCATGGCTCAAAGCCATTTTAACCTTTTCGCCTTCGGGCGTTAATATCGACACAGTAAATAGTAATTCATCTTCACCATTCCTTTTGATTTTGAATGACGAAACATCAATCTTAATCTTTCGACCAGCTAAATAGATACTTTGTTCATACTGACCATGAACCTCAAAATCCGGCTTGACTTCTCCCGGTTTCTGTTCTTTTAATATTTCTTCTTTTATTATTTGATCTTTTGTTTCTTCAGTCATTTCTATTTACCTTTTAAATACTTACGTTTAAATTCACAGTGAGTCATGTTACACAACTCTAATATTCTATCTATAGTTTTATCTTCCTGAGCCTTAATCCAGCTATCTATCTCTAAATCGAATAACTTTTGTAGTGCTATCTGCATCAACCCAAATTCATTTTGCAAATCTTCCTCTATATTCCTTGATACATTATCGACTATCTTGCTTGGTATATCTCGATATGTACTTAATGTAAAATATATTTCCGCTCTTACTACTTTATCAGACACCGGTCAAACTCCATAAATACTAATCATTATTATAATAATGTCCATTAGATATACAACCAGCCAAACAACCTGACAGCATAATAGACCATCGTTGCTTTAAACTCGCTCATGCCGTCAATACGACATGCGTTATATAGCTCAACGTCAGCTTGTTTACGATGCTTTGTCGGTAGCTTTTTGCATTGCATAAGCTGGTACAGTGAATCATGTATCAGCGATCCGCGCATAAAATCGGGGGTATGCCGAACGGGGCCGCTTGGCCCATTCCATGCGTAGCCAGCGGCTAATGACAACTCGCCTTTAATAGACAGTGCAGTCATGATTTTGCCGCAAGATTTAGGATTCTGATTTACGATGTAAACCCCATGCGCCTGGGATATATCGACATAAAAGCTTAGGTCTTTAAGCAAAACATAACGATATTTTCCATCGAGTCTGTAATCGATGCCAAGTTTCATTTGCATATAGAACGCTCCCATTTATCCTTTTCTAGCGCTGGCTCTATCGCCTGCCATTGCAGGTTCCGTGGTGTATCCTCTCCGCAATGACACAGCGGATGGATGTGATCGACGACATACCCAAGACATGGGCCTGTTGTTTGCCCTGTGCTAGGACATGGATTATCTTTCCTAAATGCTCGCACAGCGGAAGAAGAGCGCTTGATTGATCCATCCGCGTCCCTAACTACGCACGATATTGATGCAACAAGAAAGAGTACAGAGGTCATGACAGCTCTGCTAGCTGAAAATGCATTCCATCCGGCCTAGTCCAATACCCGCCCCAGTCGAACCCTGCATCGGTAAAACACTGGACTAACGCCATATCCATTGTAGGCGTTTTATTAAAACCATTCCATGCGGCATTAATATCAATCGCCAGGCCCCAGGCGTGCAAACTCATCGATTGGGCGCCCTTTTTAGACCGAATATTAAAGCATCCGTCCCATGTTTTTATTTCCTTTTCTAATCGATTAAAAAGCACGGTTTTTAGTGCTTTATTTAGCGGCTCAACTAACAACTGATGACAGTATATACGAGCCGGAAGCGCTGGTATATAAGCGCGTAATTCGTCGCTAAAGTAATGGATAGTCATATACTTTTCAGTCCGCGGATCGCCAAATCTTTTAAAGCATTGATTAGATGTAATCATTATTCATCACTAATATTAAAACATTTTAAATTATCGATAATTGTGTCGAAAGATTTATCCGATTGTAGGCTCAAGATATACAAATCAGAATATTGGGATAAATCTAACTTTTTAAGTTTCTCCCATCGTTCCCACCCTTTTTTGTATTTTATGTATCTATCTTCGAACTCAGGCTTTAAAATAACTATATAATTGCTTGTTGCCTTTTCAAGCTCATCAGCCGCTATAAGCATAGTCTTTGCATAACCGCTGCAAGAATTATAACTCCTGAGCTTTTTAATTAAATCAGATACATTCATACTATTAATTCGCAGCTTTTAATAATAGCATCAGGATAAATGCTGATAATAATATTTTTAGCTTGTTCGGTGTTAATAGAGTCAATGATAACAGACTTGGGTATTTCGTCATGCTCGAACTCAAAAAAGATAACTTTAATCATTATTATATAACATTTACCCAGTAAGTTTAAAATTATCTATTTGTACCACAAAAAATTAAGTATACAAACATTTCCACAATATTCCACTATATCGAATCGCTATCATGTAGTATCGAATCGCTATTATTTTGGTGTCGAATCGAAACTATCTACCCTCATTTTAGTATCGAATCGAAACTATCTACCCTATAGTATCGAATCGCTATTAAAAAAATCAATCGATCTTGTGTTATCGATTAAAAAGTTCAATTGACAAATGTACAAAAATCCGATATTCTGTAGTCAAGTTAAAACAAAACACAAAAAGAGGGTAAGACAATGAAAACTGTAGAACAACTAAAAAAAGAATTTGAAGAAGGGCTACTTGGCGTCAAAAAAGTCCCAAGATGGGACGAGTATGGGAACGGATGGTGGCTTGGAGATAAACGAGTAATGCACGACGTGCCATCGGATTGGCCGTTCCATAGCTCGGGTTTTCCAGGAGACTGGGAAGCCTATGCCAACAAAAAAGAAAGAGGGTAAGACAATGATCGGTAGGATGGTAAGACAATGAACACAAAATACAAAAGCTATAAATCGTTACAAGACGACTACGATAACCAAACGCCCTACGATGCTGAAGAGGAAGAACAGCGTCAAAAGGAAAAGGAGCGCATTTTAGAGGAAATGGCGTTGAGTAGGTTTGATGAAATAATGGGGGATGAGAATGATTACTCTAAAAGACGGACCTATTGAAATAAAGGTCCAAAAATCCGGTAACGGCTCAACAACGTTTATCGGAGTTTTTAACGAAAGTACTTTTATCTATGACTTTATCGCTGTACCATCATCGATGGTTGATGCCCTGGCGGTAGCTTTGAATCAAATTAATGAAGGTGTAAAACAATGAATAATCAAAAAATAAAACAAATAACTTGGATCGCAATACTCGCTTTTTGCATTGTTTTTTGGATTACCCTTATATTGTGGGTGTTAAAATGATTAGAATACACAAAATAACCATAGAGCTATGGCGGCTTGACTGGACAAAAGCCGAGCCAATTTCTCAATTAACGTTTGATATGCTAGACATAGAAAGTTTAGAATCCTTTATTCAAAGAGGATTTATAATTAAGCCTCGGTCGGAATTTATAGGGGAATACGATGATAGCCATAATTAACATTACTAAAGGCGGCATAAAAGACGGCATTAATCAGTACCGAATACAAATCAATGACCTAATAATAGCTAAATTTGAACATGACCGCTCTAAAGGACTTGAACAATGCTTGCTTGACGCTGCTAAGGCTGTTAAAAAGCAAACTCTTTTAAATAGAATTAAGATATACCAAATGGGAGATGAACCAGAATGACTAAACATATTCATGCAGATTTAATGCTCCAATATGCCAAGGATGCTATGGAGAGTGAAACGCCTTGGGATAATTGGGAAATTTTTGATATAGTCCTGAATATATGGATTAATTTATACTGTACGCCAAGCTGGTTTGAAGATGTAAAGTATAGAAGGAAACAAAAAAGGTGTTATTTGAATGGGATTGAAGTGCCTGAGCTTGGGTATCCTGTTGGTATTGGTTCTAAGTATCAACCCAATGTTAGAATCTCTATAAACGAACAAACAGTTTTTCTAAAAGATTTTGAATCCTCCGAAGGGGCACAGGCTTACGCTAAAGCTCTAATAGAATCAATAAAAGAAGAGATAAAATAATGAACATAACAAATCAAGAAGCCAGGGCAGCAGCAATTACGGCTTACTATGCTTACGAAATAAATCCTGAAGTTGCTAAAGAAATCATGTTTAATTATGAAAACATTAGGGACTTTAATGATAGCTACAGTTTTTTTATGACAAGATATTTATCCTGGAGTAAATCTGAATCTATATCGCTTGAAAGTTTTAAGCATATTGCTTTATCTCTTAAAACCCAACTAAGCACAGAACAAATAAGAGCATTGCCAGACAAAGAAGTAACCGACCCAGGCATCAAAGCCTACGCTGAGTTGATCGAGCGTGTTGCCGAGATTGATGTTGATGCAGCGGGCTGGATGCTGTTTGAAGCGCCAAAGATGAAAATTCCTGAAGAGTTTGAATACATTGGCGATCTTTACGATTGCTTTGTCTGGTCTGATACCCCGCAAGGGGAAGATTTTTGGTGCGAACTATCCAATAAGTTAGATTATAATATTTAAATAGCTTGATTTTGTGTTCCTCCTACCTCTGCCCCGCTAGTCGGGGCTTTTTTTTGCTTATTAAAAAGCTACATTAATCAAAAGCCTTTTAAGTGTGCAGGAAGGCGTCAAATTTAACGTCTAAGCAACGAAAAAGAACTCACCTATACCACCCTATTGCTCTATTGTTATCCATCCCCTTTTATCAAAAAAAAGTTGGGCGGAATTTTTTCGCCCAAAATAGCCGCTTATAACTTATTGTTTTATAGGGTATTTTACAGAAACCTCCATTGTTCCTTTCTAATTGAAAACCCAATTCCTTAATTAAAAATCGCCTTATATAATCAATAAGGCTTTGTTTTTATTTGTTTTATAAATCTTTTTATGAGTGATAAATAAACTTTTTTCGCCCAAATCGCCCAAATCGCCCAACTCGCTATGTATATACATATATAGCAAAGCTTGTATATACTTTTTTGCCCAAAGGCAAAATTTTAGCCCTCAAAAGGCAAAAAAAATTTTTCTGTAAGTTATTGTTTTATTTATTTTATTATAATAATAATATATATATTTTGCCTTTTTGCCTTAATTTATAGTCTCTATCTTTTAAACAAATAAATTTGTATTATTTTTATACAATTTTATATTTATTCACTCACCTACCCGCATTAGGGGTAGGGCAAAAAGGCAAAAACGTTCATTTTTAGCCATATTCCTTTTATATTTCAATAACTTATGTTTTGCCTTTTTGCGGCAAAATTTTTGCCTAAAAATAACAAATAGTTAATTTACAATAACTTACTTTGGCGCAAAATTATGTAGATAATATCTTGATATTATGCAGATAATGTGTATAATAGAGTCTCTTTCAATCAATAAGGTAAAACGATGGACAAAATAAATGAAACTGAGATTTTTCTAACAACAGACGAGGCGGCAAAGCTCTTACAAATAAAACCTTCAACACTTAGAGCATCAAGGTCTGCAAGAAAATGGATCAACATTCAGCCTATAGAATTTAAAGGAAAGTCAGGAGGAATAAAGGTAAGGTATAGACTTTCTGACGTACAAAAGTTTGCAGAAATAATGATACATGGTGAAGCCATAGACTATGATGAAATTCAAAAAATAGCCAAGGGTGTAGGGGATGACATTAACAACGACGCTGATCGTTACGCCTGGCTAAAAAAACACGCAATTAAAACAAGTCTTATATCAGACAATGACAATATGGTTCGAATCTGGTATAAACAATCTGGAGGATTAGAAAAAATGGTGTTCGGTAAAGACCTGGATGAAGCCATAGCAATGGCTAATGAAAATCTTAGAAGGCAAGGGTTGGTAGAATGAATGTAAAAATAATAAAATCAGTAAAAGATGATTTCCATGAAGGAATTGGTCCTAGTGAAGTTACCCACGCCTTTTTATCATTAGATGGAATGTTATTTGAATTAGGTCGTTTTTATGAAGGGCCATATCAAAAAGAAAATACATCGAAAAGATTATCCAAACTTTTGGAGTTTGAAAACAAAGGTAAACGATGAACATTAATCAAGCTGTTGTAAGAGCATGTGAAGAACCATCGCTACTTGATGCGCTATCGTGGATATGCGTTTGGGAGAATGAACGCGCGATCCGTCAGGCCAGAGAGAACTACGGAAGCGGAGCGGATGGCGCTGGATGGAATACATGCTTCAGAGTCTGCCTGGAGCGTGTTCTGGATTCGTATAACGCAGAATTAACGCGCACCCAGTTGGACGAATGGAAAAGATAATCGGTGATTGGCACACAAAAGTAATAATGTCAGAAGATGAAGCAAAAGACATTTGCAAGATGGGAAACGGTGAGGAGTGTTGCGCCTTTTTGGTTTGTTGTGTTGACGGCTTTGAGTGCATCAGAATGTCATACCCAGCAAACTTGAGTATTTTTTCTCGATTGAAGAAAGGGACTATTAAAGCAAAAGGCGAAGGCGGTTGGTCCGGTTGTGCGTGGCAAGGTAAACTTTAACGGCAATAAGCTCGATTTTCACCAGCATATGCCAGCTAA